GGATCGCGAGCGGTTCTGGGCTGAATTCCCGAACAAGGTCGGCAAAGCTGATGCGATGAAGGCTTTCGACAAAGCCTCCCACAAAACGACGCCGGAAATACTGTTTCCGGCTCTCCACCGATACGCGGCGAAAACCGACGATCGACCGTTCTGCAACCCCTCAACATGGCTTAACCAGGAGCGCTGGCTTGATCAGCCGGTGGTGAACAATGGCACGCGAAATTTCAACCCAGCGCGTCGATCTGCAAGCGCTGATTTCTTCGCCGGAATTGCTGGCGTTGCGGCGGATATCGCTGGGGACGATCAACCATCCGGGCTTGCCGCCGAGGAAATACCTCTCGGGCGGTTTAACATTGACGGGTGACGAGCGGGCGCGGATCGAAAGCCGGCTCGCCCAGCTTCGCGAAATCTCGGAGGCCGACGATTCAACCGACAACCGCAAATCGCGGCTGGGGCTCGTCGCAAACATGCTGATGGCCTATCCGATGGCTGGTGGCAGCGAGGAATCGGGCCGGGCACGCGCCAATGCCTATCTGGCGGCGCTGGATGATCTGCCGCCGTGGGCGATCGCGGATGCCATCCGAAACTGGCACCGCGGAGAGGGCGGTGGACCCAGTGCGAGCTATCGGTTCGCACCGGCGCCGGCCGAGCTACGCTACGCCGTGATGCAGATCCTCCAGCCCGCCAAACAGACGATTGCCCACTTAGACGCGGTGCTTAGTGCGCTCACGATCGAACAGGCGATGGACCCACGGCCCATTCCGCCCAAGCAAATCACTCACGAAAGCGGCCGCGTCCTCTCGATCGCGACGAGGCGCATGTGAGCAACGCCACCGACACGTACGATCGGGTGACCGCGGGCTTTGCAGCCTTGCTGGAGCGCTTGCGCGAGGCGACACAAGTTGATCCGGACCTTCAGGCCAAGGCCAATGCAGCGGCCCTGGAACGCGAGCAGGCGAGGGTGCGCGCGGAATATCTGCATCTGGGCCTCGAGCCGCCGTCACCGCTGGCGCTGAGCATCACGACAAGGCGCGGGCTGGGCCATATCATCGAGCACGCGGAGGCTGCGGAATGAAAACGATCATCGCATTGCTGTTGATGGGATCGGTTGCTTCAGCCGGCGAGATTTCGAGCGCTGGTTCCGTCGCGATCGGTTCTGCCACTCCTTCGGAGCCACGATCGCTGGTGATCAGCCTGGGCACAAATCAAGGACCAATGGTCACAATAAAAGCCGATGGGACGATCGAATACGGCAAGAATTACACGCCTGACGCTGCGGCAAAACAGCTTTGGGATGCCGTTGGCGTCGAGCGAAAGGCAAGGAACTGCCAATGACCGCGCCGATCCGAGCCGTGCCCGGATATGAGCTCTACCGCGTGATCCTCGATTACGAGGCGCTGCAGGACGGCTTTCTTGACCGCATCGACGATCTCGATACCACGTTGTCGGCGATCCCGGGCTTTGCGGATGGCGCAGTGCAGAAGTTGCTCACCAAGAATCCCGGCAAGCCGATCGCCAGGAAGCGTGACCATCGCACCGCCAGCATGCGCCGGACATTCGGCTGGGAGAGCCTCGGCAAGATGCTTGAGGGCACGGGACTGGCGCTGGTGCTGGTGATCGACGATGAACGGTTCGCCCCGGTCAAGGATCAACTGACGAAGCGTCGGCGGCGTCGTGAACCAGCGAACGCTAGTTCGACACGTCCCACCTGGTTGTTCACGAAGAAAAAGGCCCGCGAAATGGGCACGAAGCGTTGGTCGATGCTCACGCCTGCACAACGAAAAAAGCTAGCACGAAAGGCTGGTAAGGCGAGCGGCAAAGCCCGACGCCGCAAATCACTTCTCGTCAAGCAGTCGGCGCCACAGTTTGATGTTCTTCGAGGCTCTGGCACGGCTGGTGCTCAGGCCGCGCGAACCACACCATCTATGGATCAATTGCCGGCTGACTCCTGCTAATTGTGCCGCCTCGGGCACGGTGAGCAGCCCGCGAGAGATCGCCCGCAGCACCGCACGCTTCGCCTCGGGGTCCTTCCGCATGTTTACGATCGTAAACTCGCAAATCAGTCCCAACAACGCACCGAGATAAGCTAGAACTCTCCACGACACGCAAGAAACCCGCATAAACATTGGACAACTGAGCGGTGCGTTGTTGTGCCCCAAAATTTCATGCATCCCCTTCGCGCGTCCCGCATCGCGCGCGCACTCTTCCTTCCACAGGGAGCTTTGCGACCGAGGACCACGACGAAGGCGAATAGCCGAGGACGTATCATCCCCATGGCCAGTTTCTCCTTTGTCATTCCAGGCTTCCTGCAGTCCCTTATGCCAGCTTGGCTGCGTGACGATCTCCAGCGGCGATCGCGCCTCAATGGCATGGCCAGACGATCGTTTCTCAAGGGGATGATTACCCTCGAAGCCGAACAGCAGGATTGAACTCGTTCTGCAATCGATCGCGGTAACCCAAAAATGTTCCATAATCTGGCGTGGTGCACACGGCGTTCATAGGCCATGAGTGCTGTTTATAGCCTAAGCTATTGATATTGCTACATGTCGTTCAATATGTCAGTCACCCAGGCAGCGGCGAAACGTCTGAAAGGCGTGATATCTGTGGGGTTGAGCCTTGAAAGACCGGGGTAGGGGTGGGGTGGGGGCAAGTCCGAGCGCCGCCCAATAAATCGACCTATCCCCTTATTTTCGCGGCCCTTTTTGAAAAACCTGTTGCATATCGGTCACGGCTGATTTTGGTGCGATTTTGCGGTGCGTTGTAGCGAGTAACGGTTACAGCCATTTCTCGGCCCATGGATTTTGCTGAAATCGAACTCGGACCGCGGATGCAAGCGCTGCCGGAGCGCGAGCGGAAATTCGTATGGTTCTACCTGACGAATGAGGGCCCGCCGAACGGGGCGCAGGCTGCGCGGGATGCTGGATATTCGGACGCGGCTGAGGGTGCGAAGGTGCGGGCGCATACCTTGCTGCACCGTGAGCGCGTGATCCTGGCGCTGGAAGAGGTTGGGAAAAAGGCGTTCCGGGGGTTGCTCGGTCCGGCGATCAAGGCGACAGCGGCGATGATTGCGGACCCGAAGCATGCCGACCACGCGAAGACGGTGTCGGCGACGCTCTCGCGGCTGGGGCTTGTGGAGAAGTCCGGCGTCGAAGTCAGCGTGAGCGGTGATCTGACCGTGAACCACACGGATGCGGCGCTGAATGATTTGCGGACGCTGATCGGACTTGGGGTGGCCGAGGAGAAGCTGATCGAGATATTCGGTTTCTCAGGCCTGTCGCGCTACCGGAAGATGCTGGCCGAGGTCGACGCGAAGGCGCCGAAGGTGATCGAGCACCGCGCCGACGAGGTTTCTGGTGGCTGACCGCGAGGAGGGCCCGGACCCGAACGATATCCGCCGCCACGCCAAGAAGATGCTGACCGGGATGCAGTACCGGCAAAAATACCGGCGGCTGGATTTTTACACGCCGAACCTCAAGCAGGAGGAATTCCACAACCTGACGGCGGACCATGCCATCACCGAGAAGATGCTACGTGCCGGGAACCAGCAGGGGAAGACGCACGCGACGGCGGCCGAAGATGCGATGCACGCCATCGCGTTCTACCCGGACTGGTACAAGGGGCGCCGATTCCTCAAATCGCAGGCGACCGACCGTCCCTATGAGTTCGTCGGCTGGTACGGCTGCACCACGTCGGGTATGACGCGCGATGGCGTGCAGACCAAGCTGCTCGGCAACATTCGCGCGCCGGGCGGGCTCGGGACCGGATTTATCCCGCTGGACAACATCATCGGCCGGCCGGCAATGGCGCGCGGCATTTCTGATTTCGTCGACACGATCAACCTGAGCCGCGAAACCGGCGGTAAGGGCGTGTTCCGCGGCAAGACGTTCGAAATGGGCCGCGAGGCATGGCAGGTCGAAGCGGTCGACCTGATCCACGGCGACGAGGATCCGGGCGATTTTGAGATTTACGAGGAATGCCAGGCGCGGCTCACGACCACGCGGGGGATCATCATCTGGTCGATGACGCCGGTGCTGGGCTCGACGCCGGTGCGCAAGCACTTCAAGAACAAATCCCCGGGTACTGCTGAAATCCTGATGACGATATGGGATGCCGCGAAGTCCAAGCGCGGGCACATTCCCGACGAGGATATCCCCGGCCTGATTGCCAAGGCCGGCCGGAAGGCAGCGACCCGCATCTTCGGCGGCGATGCACAGGGGCAGGGCGCGGTGTTCGAAACCGACGCCGATGCCATCAAGCATACGCTCGACCCCGCCACCGTGCCGCCGTACTGGCCGTGGTTGTGGGCGCTGGACTTTCGGCATTCCGGCGCGGAATCGGGCGGCCATCCGTTCGCCGCGGTGCTGCTGGTGTGGGACCGCGACAACGATGTGGTATACGTGATGGATGCGATCCGGATGTTCGGCATGGCCGCCAACCATGTGGCGCGGATCAAGGAAAGTCCGATGCGCGATGCGCCGGTGGCGTGGCCGCATGACGGCGGAACCGGCGCCGGCGTGATGACGAACGACACGATCGCGACGTCTTACAAAAAGCTGGGCCTCGCTATGCGCCCGACGCATGCGACGTTCCCCGACGGCGGCTATAACTTCGAAGCCGGCATTCAGATCATGGAGGAGCGGCTGGCCGGCAAGAAACTGCGGGTTGCCGCGCATCTGGTTGATTGGTTCGATGAATATGGCGGCTATCACCGCAAGGACGGCAAGGTGGTGAAGGTCGATGACGACCTCATGAGCGCCACCCGGGTCGGGCTGATGGACCTGCGTTACGCCAAGACTTTTGAGAGTTTCCCCGCCATGGCGCGCATGGGCGCAGTATCCCCGATCGCCGCCGGCACCGACTTCGATGTGTTTACCGGCGCTTGACGGTGCGTTGCTGGGGGTCGCAGCCCCGCTCAGGGTACACGCTGCCAAGGTCTTAGCCGTGGCGTTTCCTCCCTGACTGCGGCGGGAGGCGATCAGCATCACTTTCCGCCGCTTTTTCTGGAGAATTCCGATGCCCGATTCCGAAACCGAAACCAAGCCGCTGGACCATCTCGCCGCTGCCGAAGATCGCATTGATCCGACGCCGGCACAGGAGCCTGACCCCGCCGTTGAAGCCAAACCCAGCGAGCCATTGCCCGCCGCCGACCGCCTTCGTGCGTTCGAGGACGAATACCTTGGCAAGGATTGCGTGCGCATCAGCGGTCGGGTCGAGCGGGGCTCCGGCTCGCCGTACCAGCGCTTGAGCCACGAACTGCGCCGGCAGCACGCCGCCCTCGAGCACCTGATCGAATCCGAGCAACGCCTTGCCGATGCGCATTCCGCGCTGCTGCAAGCCGAAGCCGACCATGAAGCGGCACTAGCGGCCGCGGAGCCGAAACCCGATGCCGATGCCACAGAATAGCGCGGGTCTGTCGCCTGCAAGCTCCGATCTAGGTCTCGGCGGCCAGCTCTCGCAGCAGGTCGCCGGCGAGACGGAGGAGCAGCGCAAGAAGCGGATGCAGCAGACACAGCAACTGCAGCAGATGGGCCCGGCCGGTTCGCTGGCTGTGACGTCGCTGTTTGGACCGGGGATGGTGCCAAAATGAAATACCCAGGGGAGGGGCCTGGTGCTGAATACTGAATTCGAAAAGACGCTGGCGTTCGATCTTCGCGGCTCATGGCAGGCGCGCGTTCTGGCGGGCTCTATCGGTCCTGCGCGCATGATCGCGCTGTCAATTCTGGCGCATACCCTCGAGGAAGCCGTCGTGACGCTTTGCTTCGCGACCTTTGCCGATTTCGATGGGCGGCTGCCGATGCCGGCGCTGACCACCGCGGCGAAGGTCGACAAGTCAGGCGCCGTCGTCGCCGACATGTGCGACCGCTGGGGCGTTATCCACAAGGATACCGTGCTGTTCAGGTCCGAAGTCGAGATGCGCGACGCCTTCCGCAAGCTTGCCGATCGCCTGAAGCTTTCCGATCCCGACCGCATCGAATTTTTCAAATACGCGCAAAGCTGGGTGGTCGCCGACCGCCGGCTCGATCCGACGTTTGACCCCAGGGATCCCGATGCCAAGCGTCTCGTCCACTGACATCGTTCCGGTCGGCCGGTTTCGGACCATCAGCGACCGCGAGCAGGGCATTGTCGCCGCGACGTTGCGCGTATTCGGACAGTATCAGACGCGCCGATCGATGTTCGCCGGCCAGTGGGAGGAAGTCGCGCAACTGATCCTGCCGACGAGCCGCAACACGTTTTTCTATCAGAACTACAACACCCCCGGCGTCAAGAA